AGTTGTCTTTCTCTATCTCTTTCTATTCTTGCTTTTGCAGCTTTTGCTTGTCTAAGAGAAACGACATCTGATCCTACAGCTTTTGCATCACTTATATCAACTTCTGGAACTGTTGCATCTACATCTGTTAAACCTAACGTGCTTACATCTTTAGGTTTAGATATAGGCATTGGTACACTTGCACCTGCTTGTTTGTTTCTATTTATAGCATTTGTTATAGGACCAAACTCTTCTCCCGGAGTTGGTAAGTTATTATATAAAAATCCCGGAACTTTAAATTTTCCTACTTTAACATTTCCACCTTTTATCCAATCTATTATTTCTTGCTCTGTACTCATACCTGCTTGAATAGCTTGTTGAACAGCATTATCTAAACTTCTGTCTCTTCTTTCTTTATCTTCTTTAGCAGTCTGTAGTTCTTTTTCTCTATCTTTATCTTCTTTAACTTCTTCTACAGCTTCTTCTTCTTTTGGTTTTTTATCATCTTCATCATCATCACTTGGAGGAGTATATTCGTATCCTTTGTCTGTTAAATCTGTAACAATATCTTTATATGGTGGTAATGGTTCGCCATCTTTAAATGGTATGTAACGTATTTCACCATTAGGTCCTACAAATTTTCTTAACTCATCATATTTACCAAAAGACCCACCACCAACTAAATCTTGAAAAGATGCTTCATCATCTTCATCATCTTCTGTATCTGTAGGTTTACCAAATACTCCTGCTTCTTCATCTGCAACACCACCTTCAGAAAAATTAAGTCTACCATCTTCTTCAACATCTAAATCATCAAGTGTAAAAGGTATATCATCAGGTAATGTAGCTTCTTCTGAATTACCCATCTGACCCATTTCTTCCATACGTTTTAAACCTGCTTTAGCTTTTTGTCTTAACTTCATTAAAAAATCTAAACCTAAGTATCTAACTACATCCGCAGGAAATACAAACTCACCTTCACTTAATTGTGCAGGTATATCATCTCGAACTTCTTTTTTAGTTGAACCTATAGGAACATCATTACCTGATATAGGGTCTTTTTCTCCACCCTCGTCTTTAAGTCCACCTTCGTCAAACATTTCCATTTGTTTTGTTAAACCACCTTCTTTAAAACTATATAAATCTTTTAACATTTTATACCTATCCATAAATTTTTTTATTTCTTGTGTAGAATAATTTTCTTTCATAAAAGAAGAACCTTTAGCAAACATATTTTGTAATTTTAAAAATTCTTTTTTAGCTTCTGATTCTTTTTCTAAAGCATCCATTGCAGATTTCATAGATTCTTCAGTATTCATTTTACTAGATTTTTTTAACCTTTTTTTTATATTCTTACTTTCTGTTTCTGTCATATCCCCTTGCGTAGCTACAATTCCATCTTCTGTTTTTTTAACTTTAAAATTACTCATTTATAATATTCCTTATAAGTTTTAATCTACGTAATGCACCAATAGCACCTTGCGACCTATACATCATTATACTGTTATCGGTTTGCTCTAATGCTTTTTGTTGTTGCTCAACTAAAGAATCAATATAACTACTGAATGCTTCCCATAGGTGGCTGTTGCTCACTAGGGGTTTGAGTTGGCTGATTAATTTCTTGTCCACTTGGTTTATTATCTCCTGTAAATCCTTGCTCTCCCGGAGTAGGTGCTTGACCCACTCCTATTGTTCCACCACCTGATCCTGTTGGGTCAGCTGGGTTTGCTCCTGCTGGTGGTTTTTGTTGTTGTTGTTGTGTAGGTTGTTGAAAACCTTTCATTAGTTCTGCTTGTATTGCTGCATCATTCATATTATTAGTTACTTTTTCAGGGTCTAAATCTAATGCTTTAGCTATTTCTCTAATAACATATTGAAATTTAGCAAAAGGTGCAAGAGCAGGATTACTTGCAACTTGTAAAAATTGCATTAGTCTTTGACTTCTTACTTCATTTGCCATAAGACTTTCTGTTCCTCTTGCTTTAACTTCTAAATCACCTTTTATATCAGGGTTAAAATCAAACTGCATATTAAATCTAAATAAACCCTCGCCTAAAGGTCTTAATAAATAGTCGTCTACATTTTTAATAACAGTTTTTATACTACCACTTGCAGCATTCATTAACATAGATATACCACTAGCAGTTCTACCTACACCAGTAATACCTGTTTGACCATAAGAAAATGAAGGTAAACCAGTTGACTCATCAGCCAATTGCCTTGCTTTATCAAACAACTGTAAATTTTCACCTGAAACATTTGGAAACTTTGTACCAAATATTGCTTGACCGGGAGCGCCGCCTTGTCTTCTAAATATTTTTCCGGGATATACAGATAAGTCTTGTCCGGGAACTAAGTTTGTTTCATCTACTTCTATTAACATGTTACCTGATAATACTGCATTATCTACAGCCATTCTCATAAATCCATTCATTAGTGTTTGAGTATCATCCATATTTTCAGCTATACCAACACCAAAAAATGAATATGGATTTAATTCATATGGTGATGCCATATATGGTATTTTAGAAGGTTTAAATGGATTTAAAACCATTCTTAATAATTTACCATTACAAATCCATGAATTTATTTGTAACTCATCAAAATCTCTTAATTCTTTTGGTATATCTACACCTTGCTCTTTTAATATTTCAGTGTCACACATTCCCCAATATTCAAGAACTTCATATCTTTCAATTCCATATTCAGGTGCATAGTCAGACAAATCATCTTCCCAAGATTCTTTCGTATAATTTTCTCCCTCTTCTATAGCTTCATCTATTGCAATATCTCTAAAATGTGGTCTACGTTTTAAACTACGTAATTGACTTCTTGACATTTTATGTCTTTCAATTACATATGTTGCTTCATCCATATTATTTGCATCAGGGTCTGGATAAAAATTCCACACAGATACATGATTTACTTGAGGTACAGTTTTAAATACTGGACTATATTCTCCTTGCTCATTCCAATTAGGATATTCTTTATCAACAGCAAAAGGTCCTTTCATTACTCCAGTTCCAAATAAAGCCATTTCAAAAGCTGTACTTCTTAAATGTTTATTAGCACCTGATTCTTGTAATTGATCATGTATTTTCTTTTCCATACTTTTTGCTGCAACCATAGCAGGACTAAAAGTAACAGATGTTGGAGTAGTACCAGCACCTTCTTTTAAATCATCAATATCTTCTAGTTTATTTTTTAAAGGTCCTAATTTTTCTCTTAATGTTTTTTCTGTAGCACCTGCTGGTAGTTCTTTTCCATCTCCTGCAAAACCATAGGGTGATGTTAAATCTATTTCATTTTTAAGTTGTTCAGGTTCTGCGGGATCAAAATGTACATCAGCAACTACACCTTCAGGTAATTCTGTAGGTTCAATATTTAACGGAAACTTATTATTAGCAAATAATACATCTACTATTTGACCATATGCTGCAAGAGTTTTAGTCTTTGTTGCTTTTATAAATACTCTAGATTTTTCTGCTTCCGTAAACTGTACGTCAGAACCATATAAACCTCTATAATTTCTATATGCTCTTAACCATCTAGTTTCATCATTTTCTCTGTATTTATCAGCACGATGATATTTTTCCATAATAAATGGTATTATACCTGATGAATCTGCTTCTATTGTTTCGCCATCTTCAAGTGCAATAGCATCATCTTCAATCATTATTTCTTCTTCTGCCATAATTTATCCTTTAATATCCAAATGTTGCATCTGCTACTGGCATACCTGTTGAGGGTCTACCATGTGGATCATAGTCAAATACACTAAATCGAGGTCTCGACATTATACCATAACGTAAAGCATCATATAAGTGGTCTTCTGCTTTTGTATCTACATCTTCAGGATTCTTTTTATCTAAAGGTATAGATGGTATTTGTGATATCATATTTACACAATTTTCAAAAAATACTAATCTAGGTTCTTCTGTAAATTCATCAACTTGTAATCTTCTATGTAATTCATTTTTACCTGCGACTCTAGAACCTCTACTTCTATCTGAAGGTCTCCAACGACAACCTCTAGAAATCATTTGTTCAGCGAGTGAAGGACCTGTATCACCTCGTTTATGCCACAAACTAGAGTCTAATACTCCATATTTTATATTGCCATCTTCAGCTTCTAAATCTAATATTTGATCTGCTAAATCCGTTGCCAAAACTTTTGAAACGTATAACTCACGATATACAATAAGTTGTTCAGCAGGTGAAACAGCAAACCAAACAACACCCGAATATGACCCATAACCATAGTCGCAAGACCTAAACTTAACCCAATTACTAGGTATATCAAATGGTTCAACAACGTGTACGTTCCTATCAAATTCAGTAAACGCTGCACCTTCTTTAATATCCCAATCCCCCTCCAAAAGTTGTCTTCTTTGTTGTTCAGGAAGGGAAAGTAGCATTGCTTCATAGTCTCCACTTTCTGCGAGGTACGGATTGTCAGATAATCTTGCAGGAATAAATCTCCTTTTGAATAAAGATTTCCCAGCTCTTCTGTGTCCTGCTGGGTATTTAAGAACTTCTCCCGTTTCAATATCTGTTGCATCAAATGCCTTTCCATAAGGTGCTTGGTCTATAAACATTTTTTTAACCCAATGATGTCCTACACCTCCGGGGTTTGTTGTTGCTCTCATAAATATAGGTAAATCAGATGCTGTAGAACGTAAACGAGAACGCATATAGTTCCAAGCAAAAGGAGTTGCCCATTGTGTTAATTCATCAAAACCTATCCAACTAAAAGCCAAACCTTGATAACGCATAACATCTTCATCTCTATCAAGATATGACATCCACAGTCTTGCACCCGATGGTGCTACCCACTGCATTTTTCTTTCATACCACTTTATACCCTTCCATACTTTTGGATATAACTCTTGAGATTTAAATATAAGTTCTCTTAATTCTTCTGTAGTATGTCGTAAGAGTAATCCACTAAATTGTGAATGACCCATATATCTTAAAGGGTCTGCTAACATGGCAAAAGACTTGCCACCACCTGCACTTCCCCCATATAAAACTTCTCTTTCAGATGCAGCAAGAAACTCTGTTTGAGGACCTTTATTAGGTTGAAAAACTATATTTCTTTCTTCTTCAATAGGTTTTTCTACTTCATCTAAAAATGTATTATCTACTTTAAGACGTTGCTCCTGTTCTACTTTCTTCGATTTCTTTCGCCTTGGAGATCGCCTTTTCTGCATACTCTGCCCACTTGCGTAGGCTTCTAGCTTTGTTCTTACGTTTTTGCTCATCCTGTAATCTTTTACGTAATCCTACATGAGAAATATATCTACCTGTTTGTTTTGTCAGCCAATTAGCTACTTCTCTGTATGAATATTGTTTAATATATTTTCTTGCTAACTCTAATTTATCTAATTCATTTTGAACAGGATTTAATAAATTAGGGTCTTCATTATTTTTTATGTAACCAAAAGGTATAGTTCGTGCAATTCTTGGAATAGAAATCCATTCATTGTCTTCTTTAATATCTGTTGGTTGTGGTAACTCCCACTTACCTGCACTTCTAGTCGTCATCTTCTTCAGTAGGTTTTTTTGTTGGCATAAGCATAACACCACCTGATGCTTCTACTTGTACCTTCTCTGTTTTTATCAAACCTGTTCTATCTAGTAATTCTTTAGCTGCATTCATTTTATCTCGTATGCCAAGTTCTGTAGGGTCTACTACACCACCTACCATTGCCATTGCAGCAAGAGGTGCATTACTTGCCATGTATAGTTGTGTAGCTTCTAATATTTCTTCTTTTAGTGCTTTAATTATTTCTTGATTATTTGTATTAGGAGAATACCCCGCAATAATTTTAGCATCTTTTATACTACCATTTGCTTCTGCAAATAAAGCATCTATAAATTTTTGTTGTCTTTCTGTTAGTTTTCTAGCCATGTTTTATAAACTTTCTTTCTCTAGGTTTAAAAAATTCTTTTAAGTTGTATATATGTTTTTTTCTTTGTTTTTGTTTTTTTAACTCAAGCCGACTGCTTTCATTCGAGATATAAGTCTGTCTGCTCTGTTTGTTACTTGTTTGTACCATCTTGAGTCCTGCATTTGATTTCCTGCTTCAATCCAATCACCATCTCTAATAGCCTGTATCATTTTCTTAAATTTAGACAATCTAGGTCTACCCATATTAAACATCATGTTAGCTGTAATTAGTTGTACTTCTTGAGGTAATTTATCCCAATCATCAAATAATCTTTTACACTCACCTATTGTAACATTTATGTCTTGCTCAAAAACTTCGTTAACCCTAATTTCATCCACCACTGTTCCCACTGGTTTCTCGTATTCTTCATCTCCTTGTACAATGAGATGTCCGATGCCAAACGTAGGTAAGCCAAGGTGGTCCAAATATATTTCGTATTTACATCCTTCATCTATCTTTAACTCCTCTCTTAATCTATCTATAAAATCCATTAATTAATTTTTTTTAACCTCTCGTTTTCTTTTAGTAATAAATAGTATGCTTTAGTTAATTCTTTATTATCTTCTTTTAGTATGTATATAGTTTGTTGTGCAGCTAAAAGTTCTCTTCGTATTGTTTCTTCAAATGTATCTTCGTGGTTATCCCACCCATTAGCTTCAATCACTTCTTACCTCTAATAAGACCTAGCCGTTTCTTTTTTTGTTTATTTTCTTTTTTCTGTTGCATTTTATGTACAGGATATGCTCCTATTATAACACCTGACATTATTGCTTCATCTTTTGTCACTGGGTCTTCTAATTTTTTATTTTCGGCTCTTATTTTTCTTACTACATTTTTAAACTTTGTTATTATATTGTTCTTTTTATTTTTTTGTTTAACTGTTTTATTTGGAGTAGTTTGTTTTTTATTAGTTTTAGGTTTATTTGCTTTCATCCATTGTTTAATACCTTGGGCTGAATATCCTAAAATAGGTTTTTTAGTTCTTAATTTATTTACATCAGTTACTATTTTACCCTTACCTCTACCATAATTTTTAATAAAGTTTTGGGCTGTTTTTTTTGATAAAAATCTTACTACTTGATTTGCTATTACTCCAACTACAAATACTGGTGCTGCCATTATTTTTTTCCTCCTAACGCACTAAAACCAAAATATGCTCCTACTAAGCCACACATACTTATGTATTGTGTCATAAGGATACTCTCTGCTTCTGCAAGTCTGTCTGGAAAAGCTAGGGTTAATATAGTCGTAATACCCATAAGAATAATTAAAACCCATGCCATTCTCCTTTTGTTTACTTGATACCCTAGTTTGTCAGGAATCAAATCATTACTACTGCACTTGCAGTTTTCTTTTCCACACGCACATGTCATCGTTTTTTATTTATCATTTGTAAACCTTGTTTACCAAATCTATAACCAAAACTAGAACCTATAATAATATATAACATATTAGAAAACCAATTTGGTGTAGACTCTTGTAAAAATACAAATCCT